CCCGAAATCAAAGATGAGACAAAACGAGGCAGTTCTTCGATTAATCGGTTTATGATTAACGGAATAGCATTCAAAATACTTGTAATAATCTGAGGAATAGCCTCGATTATTGAAAGGATAATAGTCGGCAGCTCGTCAAGGATTGCAGTTATCAGGTCAGGAATCATGTCCACAATGGCTTTTATAATTAATGGGATTTCGCGAATGATGTAAGGTATGAGCTTCAAAATGCTTCTTATGATATCTGGAATTTTCTTGATAATGGATTGAATTAAATTACTCACTAGCTTGACTATCATCGGACCAAACTTGTCTGTCATGCTGATAACTACGTCAATTAATTCCTCGACCAATTGAGGCAAACTTTTGATGAGTGCCTGAATGATGGGTCCGATATTGTCCGCCAAAGCTTTTGCTATCTTAGGCAATTCTTTCATTACGACAGAAATCAATTCTGGAATAGCCTTCGCGAAAACTGCCAAAAGCTCTGGCAATTTCTTGACTACAGTTTCTACGATACGAGGAATTCCAGAGATAATTGATTCCAAAATCTTCGGTGCACCGGCCACAAAAGAATCTATGATATCCGGCATTCTGGTCACAAAGGCACTAACAAACTCATCAATAGTCGTTGCTAAGTCACCAAAAATGTTTCTTGACGCGGCGTCTTTTCCCACGTCCGCTTTGCTCGCTACCGCCACTTCTTTAGCCGCCGCAATCTCAACATCGCGCTTGGCTTCAATCGCCTTGATGGCCGCTTTCTGCTGGTCATTGATACCAGCTACTCTATCCTTAGCAGCTTCAGTCTCGGCTTCGGTCGAGATTCGAATGGCCTCGATTCTCTGTTCTAAGGCATCTTTTTCTTGCGCTTTTCTATCAGCGAAAGAACTCGTTATCGCTGCTTTTTGTTCGGCTGTTAGGTCTTTGACCGCAAGCGCCATTCTCTTTTGATCGTCTAGTGCCCTTGCGCTTTCTTCTGCCGCCTTTTTAGCTGCCTTGATTTCTGCGTCTTCTCTTGCTTTGATGCGCTTGAGTTCTGCCTCAAGCTCCTTTTTCTTATCAGCTGAAATTTCACCGTTAGCATCTCTTGCCGTATCGACTTCAGTCTTGTATCGCTCCTTGATAGCAGATATCTCGTCTTTCTCGCGTTCTTCAATGGCTTTTTCTGCCTCGGCTGTGTCTGGCTTGCCGAACTCAATAATGGCCTCGGTGCCTTCTGAAATAGCTTTTATGTTCGTTTCGAACGAGTCGAGAATACCCTTAACCGACGTCGCAAAAGAAGCAGCGAACGCGCCAGACACAACGTCAAAAGCTGTTTTGAGGCCTGTTGTGACGAGTTCGATCCCGGTCTCAATCACAGATACCCAGAGGCGAGCAGAGCCCGACAAAGCGTCACCAAACAAGGCACCGAGACCGCTCAATCGTGCTGCCATTTCAGGCCCTAAGACCTTCTCAAAACCAGCACTCAATTGAGTCGAGAAAAGCTCGCCAACGCCGCTCATTGCAGTCTTGAGCCCGCCCATCACTGACTCTAGAGATTCGCGAACACCGCCGAAAATGTCACCGCTTGCGATTGTCTGGATGCCACTCCCAACGCCCGTAAAGGCATCGGTGAGCCCTTGGCCCATCGCGCCTATCGCCTTGTAATACGCTCCACACTCCGCTTTCATCCTCGCAACGGCTGCCTTTTGTGCGTCTTCCATTTGTTTGATGTCTTCAGCAGTTTGCTTTGCGACTTCCGCTTGCGAAGGTGCGAAAGAATCAAAGGCCAAACGGTAGTTTTTCGCCATCGCTATAGCGTTTTCTTCCGATGCCTTGACGTTGGCCTCGTCGAGTTTTTTCTGCTCCTCAGCAGTCTTCTTTGCCTCCTCCTCACGCTTTCTATAAACATCCTGCACGGCTTTGATTTCAGCTTCGGACACCGCCTTTGCTCTAAGCAGGTCGGCCTCTTTGAATTTTTTGATGTTCTTTAGGCGCAAAGACTCAAGAGCAACCTGAGCAGCTTTTTCCCTCCCAAGCACTTCGGCTATTCTTGCTAGTTCTGCGTCTCCGTCGATTAGCTGATAAGCTTTGTCTATGTTTTTTGCATAGAACTCAAGCTTTTTTATCTCATCGCCTAGTTCTTTGAGCTTCTTTGCGTACTCTTCTGCCGCTTTCTTTTGCTCGTCAGTTACCTCAACGTTCGCCGTGCCATTTTTGATTAGCTTCGCGATTTCTTCTGAAAGCTCCGCTGCTGTTTTACTTGTATTCGTTTGAGCTTTACCCGTTGCAACAACCGAACTAGCGAGAGAGAGAATTTGATCGGATGTTTTCTGGGCTCCCTTTTGCATTTTGTCAAAACTATCAACAAAACCTTTTGCATTATCAGTGACTTTTTTTCTAGCCGCATCAAAACCTGCGTTAATTGACTCCGATGTTCCCTTTACTGTTGAGTTGATTTTTTCTAGCGACCCCACGATTGTACTGCTAACTTTTCTCATTGCGTCCCTTAAGCCTAAGCCTAGCGCGTCAAAGAGCGGGGTAATGAAGTCGATGATACCAAGAACAACCTGACCTATCTTTTGAGCCATGTCGTTCGCGTTTCGAGGGACTTTTCCAAAAAATAAAATAATTCCCTGAGCAAGAGAAATCAAGGCATTCGTAGCAGTCTCAGAAAAGCCTACCAAGGTTCTGATTGTGGGAAGCAATACTCCAATTATATCGGCTTTAGTTTTGTATACTGCATATGAAAAAAGTTCTAGGTTTTGGTTGACCCAAACAACACCAGCAACCAAGGCACCGATAGCGGCTACTACTAAAAAGACTGGATTCACCGATGCTAAAAGAACTCCCTTCACGCCACCCATCGTACTAGCGGCATTAAAAATTGTTGCCGAAACAGCCGCGCCTTTCATCGCTACCTGAAACACGCCGAAGGCAACCGCTGCCGAAGCTAGGCCAGTAGCAAGTGAAACCAACACGTCTTTGTTGTCTATCAAAAGCTTAAAGAAGTCCCCCAAAAATACGAAAGCCGACTTTACTGAAACAACCACGCTTAAAGCAAATTCCTTTATTGCGTCTCTGTTATCCTCTAGAAACTTCGATAGCTGGCTGACTATCTTCGAGATTTCTTCGCCGACTGTCGCAGCAATCGGTAGTAAAAATTGACCGACTGACGTGATGAAGTTCTCGAACTGTTGTTTGGCTTGATTAAGCTTAAACCCACTCGTTTGAGCAATTTTGTCGAATGCCTGCGCGGATGTTTCACCTGCATTTTTAGCAGCTTTTCGCATCGTATCAAGAATATCTGCGAACGACTTTGCTTGTGTTCCCGTAAGAGCGAGAAAAGCACCTCCTGCCTCGGTGCTCGACCAAAGCTTGCTCATTCCGGTTACGGTTCCATCAGTAGTTGCTGCTAGTTTTTCGAGAACACCTTTTAGACCATCGGCTTTTAGCGATGCCTCAAGGCTCGTTATTCCCGCCGCTGCGAAGCCTTTTTTGAGGTCGTCGGTCGGTTTTTGAAGGTTTGCCATCACAGCTTTGAGCTGAGTGAACGTCACAGCTGTTGGCGTACCTGTAAGTGTTAATGCCGCAGCTGCCGCTGCCAGCTCATCAAAATTGACACCAAGAGCCGCGGCGTTGGGCGCAGCTTTGTTCAACTCACTTGCGAGCTCGCCAACTGTTGTCTTGCCTTTTTGCATGGCGATGAAAAACACATCTGAGATACCAGCCGCTTCGCTTGCGTTCAAATTCCAGCCATTTAGTACGTTCGTTATGCCGTCAACTGCTGTCGCTAGGTCTGTCACGCCACCGATTGCGAGTTTGCTGGATGTAACAAGGAGCTCATTGGCAGTAGAAGCGTCAACTGCTCCTGATGAAAGGGCTTGATAATAAGCCTTTGCTACGGTGCCTTTATCCATTCCAAAAACAGACGATATGCCAAACAATTCCTTCGAAAGTTTTTGGGCATCGATGCTTGAGTCAGTAAAAAGTGTCTGAATCTCTCCTAGTTGGCTCTCGAACTCGATTGCGGCTCGAATGGGTGCGCCGAAGGCATCGCCGACTTTTCCTATCGCATTCATTGCGAAGTTAACTACAGTTTTCGTAAACTCCATCGCTTGATTGAGCCCGATAAACGACTGCTTCAAGTCCGCTACATTCTGTTTTGCAGACTTAGTTATGATGTCTATGAGAATTTCTAAACTTGCCTCAGCCATCCTTAGCCTCCTTTGCGAGTTTTCGCCTTCATTTGCTCGCGTTTGCGCTGCCTTTCCTCATGGTCGTTCAGAAAGTTTTGCACAATCGTTAACGCACTAATTATGTTTGCAGGCTGGTCTAAGTATCCACCCTCGAAAGGTAGAATACCATTTTTCATGTTCATCGCACAACTCACAAGATAGCCGACACCGGCGTCAAAGAGACGGCAAGGACAAATCCAATACTCATAATCCTCTGACTCGCCGAATTTCTTATGTGTTGCGCAGCTTTCGCCGATTATGTTCTCGGCATCGTCTGGGGACATGCCGTTTTTGATGAGACGCTCAATCTTTTTTTGGCAATTTGCATCGTCAAAAAGATAGGCCAACGAAGGCTCAAGAACTGCTTTGTCATAGGGAGTGAGGTCGGAAAAAAGAACAGCCATGTCAATCCAGAAGAGAGACATGGGCACTTGCTCAGGCATTTTTTTGCTTAGTTTTTTTTAACAACGATTCCAGCCATTGGCTCGCCACTTTGCGGATTAATCACTTGCCCGTCTTGCGGAACACCCTTGATGAAAAGACCACCCACTGCCATAATCTTTTCAGAAAAAGGCAGGTTCAGCAGGTCATCCATGGTTGAGTTATCCAGCACGTCGCCATCAAAGCCAAGTATGTACAAGGAGCCGTCTGCCAATTCGAGCCCTTCAACCTTTTTAAGAGCGCGTGAAATAACGGCTTTTGTCCAGTCAATTAGCTGAGAAGGTGTCTGATTATTCCCAAGCAATCCCATAAGCTCGGTTTTCTCAGCCACCGCTAGCGGCTTGAAATGGAATGTTACGCCGTCGATTTCTACCGGTACGAGGTCTTTTGTTCTACGAATCAGCATACTTTTGCTCCTTAAAAACTGACTTAGATAAACGAAATATACAAGGGTGAACCTACACCCGTTGCACTCGGTCCAGCCGAGAACTCAAGTGAGTACTGCATTAAACCATCGGCATCTTGCTTCGGTAAAGCGGTACAAATACACGTTGGTAGATAGAAAGCCACCGCTTCTTTTTTGCCGTTTGTGATGGGATTCTGGCAACGGAAAAACAGCGAGAACTCCGTGTTAGCATCGAATGCACTAAACAAAGCCACACTTGTGCTATCCATGTATGGTGTAATCGAGCCGCTAATTGTCTGCTCGGTAACACGTTGGGCGATGATACCGTTGGGCGAGCATGTCGATTGAACGGGAGCCAGCGTGTTTTCTACAGACAGCGACACGTTCTGTACAGGAATCTCAACTCCATCTTTGTACACACACGCATTCAAAATGAGCGGAGGCGTTGCACCGTCATAGGTTGCCGTGAGGGCGCTTGCTGCGAGTGTTTCGGTATAGTTTTGGCCTGTGATGCCAAAGCTAAACGAGGCAATTTGTCCCGTCTCGAACGAGTCGAGAGAGAGCGAGTTGACTCGCACACCGGATGCCTGCATTTTAATTGCGTCTTCCATGTAGGCGGTGACAGTCAAAGAAGGATGCCCAGTGTTTGCGCTGTAATACTGCGTGAATTTCTCGATAACCGCACCGTTGGCTGGGGCGATTGCTGAGGCTACCAGCATTGTTGCGACCTGGTCGGCACCGCCATCCAAAGTGTCCTCAACAAAAGATGCCATATCTCCAGATGTCACGGCGGTGATTGGCATTAAAAGAGCCATTGCTGCAACGGAGGTATCAATTGCAGTTTTGATTTGAGCAGCGGTCGAAACACCAGACTCGATTTGTATCGAAATATCAGTTCCTAGCACCGTCACGACTTCTGAACCTGCCGTGCCGCCAGTAACCATCTCAAAAGCAATTACGTTGCCAGCGACGCCTGCATAGCGAGCCGTCAAGAGGATTTCGCCAACGTTACCTGATACCGTCAATGTCGCCTTTGTTCCGGCTGTGACACTGGAAATCGGCGTGATATGGTAGCCGATATTGGTATCTTTCAGCATGACGATGTTGCCAGCCGTGATTCCTGCAGACTCGTCAACCTTGATGCTATTTGTCGCATTGCCGGTTCCGGTCGTGATCGTCGCGCTCTGGCTATCTTTTCCGCCAAGAGCAGCATGGAAAAGCAATCCAGCTTCCGGTTCGGCGCCTGCGGTTGCGCTGGTCTTGCACTCGACTCCGATTGTTCCAGTAGCGGTTTTGATGCCGACGCGGGGAAGCGCCTTGACGAGAGAAGATGTTAAGTTGTTGCGTTCTACAAGCTCTTTCTCGCCTTGTAATTCGAAGCCATCAGAAAGGATGGATACCGCTTGATTTCCTGCGGATGGGGCGACTGGAGTGCCTTCGGTAACCTCTTCGGTTACATAAACCACCGCTGTTTTCATTGCTACATAAGCCATTGTGTGACTCCTCAAAAAGAAATTTGCGTTCGTGTTTCAAATGAACATTC